ACTGCTAAATCTGTTGGAAACACACTCTGTAATGAAAATGCAGTAGGTAAACTTGCTTCAACCTTTACTGGTCCTGGAACTATTGTTGACAACTGAAAGAGAGGTAAGTCAGTAGTCATCTCATTCTCCATGCTATTAGGTAGACTTTTTATAGTACTAATAGGGGCTGGAGGAACACCATTAAACTCAAAGGTTGGAAAATCTACTGTAATATTCATTTCAGAAGGAAAAGTAGCCTGAACATTAATAGACATAGGAAATGCCCTAGTTAGAACAAAATCTGCAGGTAAGTCCTTTGTCATATTGATTTCATCAGGAAATGCCTTTCCAAAAGAAAAAGTTGGTATAGCACTATCTACACTAAATGTTGCAACATCCGTATCAATATCTGGCAAATCACCTAAAGTAGGCAAGTCTGTGCTTATTACTAAATCAGTAGGCAGTGAACTTGTAACATTAATTGTAGAAGGTTCATCAAGACCAGTAACATCTAAAGAGGGTAAAGTATTGGAAATGCTTATTCCATTTGGAACTGCAGTTGTATAACTAAACTCTGATGGTAAGTCTTTTGTAACACTAAATGTAGGAAGGTCTTCAGATACAACAAGGTCTAAATCAATACTCGGAATAGATATAGCAACATCATTAGTATCTTCTGTTAAATCCAAACTAGGTATATTAGACCTATATAATGCCAATAAACCAGTAATGGCAGTTGTGATTTCCTTTACTTCGTCCTCACAGCTAGTCCTATAACTACTTACAAGTCGTAAGCAATCAAGAGAAGCAGCATATAGAATAGCTATATTCTCGTATTCTACTAATATCCAACTTTCATCGTTCTCATCTACCACAGGTGGGGCAGAATAAACAACAACCCCCTTATCTCCTTCTTCTGAATCAACAGTAACAGTATTTCCATCAAGGTCACTATATGCGTGTTGATATGCGTTGCCATCTCCTACATGAGCATTGTAATCAGGGTCTGGTTTAATAAAAATCTTTCCTCCTAATTTGTAATATTTAGGGAACATCTCTGTTGCAGTCAATAAACTGCCAGCCTCATCAAAGATATGTATACTTTTATCTGGTGCTTCTGCACACACTCTCTTCTTATCACTATCGTATCTATAGACTGCTAATATTTTATCATAAGAAATCTTAGAACCTAATCCTATCTCACTATTTCCATCAGTATCAAAACCATGTATATCAGTTTCAGTGGCGACAGTCCATAGAAACTTCTCTGGAAGAGAAGCGAGTATAAACTTAGCACCAGCATTAATATACTCTACTAGATGTCTAGCCTTAGTACCGTGACCTGTAATATTATTGACTTTTTCCCAAATCTTCATAATAACATAACATGGCTAGGCTCCAAACCGGAGAAAGGAGGGTTAAAAGCGGGAAGGAGCTTCGCCATGTATATTTAGTTTAGATTACTTCCAAACTGCGTGTGATTCAGGCATTTGCCACTCGAATCCACATTCGGTAAGAATCATATCTACACGTTTGTCAATACCAGAATTTTCTAGTGATTGAACACCGGCATAGATAGCAGTATCACGATTAACGCCATTACCGACCAATGGACGGTATTTGACATTATTCAAATTACAACCGAGGATACTTACCGCGGAACCGTCAAGCGCAATACAACGAGAAACATTCATGTCCCCATAGACAGTACTAAAAGTAGTCATGTCTAATCCGAGAACTTTCTTTCTTCCCGTAATAGCTAAGTCTGCTCTGATTTGTTCATCAATACCGAGGTTCTTAGAAAAGAATCCACCGATTTTGTGTAACCAGTTGTAGACTTCAGTACTACAGAAGTAGACTGTTGCTCTTGATTGGTTATAACGAGGGTCAACATAACTTGACATATCATCAAGAAAGTCATCAATAGTCTTCGCTTGACTCCAACTAAAGATGTTACCATACTTCAAGACATAATCAATTGCACCTTGTGTGTGACCTACACCAGCGGCATCTGAAACCTGCGAGCCAAAAAGACCTGCGTATTCAATTTCCCACTTGTGTTCAATCAACTTATCACGCCAAACACGCGCCCATTCATTAGGCTCGTATTTAAGTGCAGTCGCTCTTGCAGTATTGGTCATACCAAATTCAGACCTAAAAATCTGAGTTTGCCCATAACCGGTACTATATGGATTATCTTTCCATGATTGCCCAAGTAATGAACTACCTTCTTCATATGAAGTACCTGCTACTTGAACACGCATAGCTTCAAGATTACCAGAAGAGCCTTCGGCTCCTGAGATTTCCTTGTCGTATACTTGTGTTACAGGTTTATTTCCTGAATAGGAAGTAAGCTCACCGCTTGCCGCCCTAACAACCTCACCAGTTACCAGTTTACATTTCATTACGCTCTCATCGACCTCACTGGCTTTATCGACTTCTGCTCCAACAGCAGTAACTTTAACTAGTGCATAATCACTAATTGCAGTTCCGCCGTTAGCTGTAGCAGATAGATTGATTCTAAGAATCTGGTTAGGCATTAGGAATTCTGGAGCAGTTCCATCAGCGCCTACAGCAATCGCTCCGTTTGCTTGCTTGTAGACATTTTGTAAGTTACCAGCGGACGCATAATCAGTAGCCATGTACATTTTCACAGTGTCCTGTAACTCAATGACTTCGTGGTCCGAAGACCCTACCGTACATTCAATGAAGGATGCATTTGTGAATGAATCACTTCCACCTTCAGTTACTTGACCAACAACATAACAATATCGCTTCATCCACGATTGTCGTTTTTCTGTGAATTTGAACTGCGGGTCGTCTACTGGGGATTTTGACACTGCTGACACAAACCGGAAAAATGGGGTTTGGTCAATTGCAAGTTCAGCAAACCTCTCGGAGAAGTCATATCGTCTCCTGAGGTCACCAGTTGATAGACCTGACGCAGCTATAGCCTTACTAGATTCGGATAATGCAGAACTGGTAGCTAGTTTCAGAGGGGTACTCTGAGGATAGCTTGTATCAGCCATTTTATTTACCTTTTAGTTAAGGGTTATAGTCCTAGTTCAGAGACTCTTTCACCTACACCTAAAAGTTTATCGAATACTTGGTCATCAAGTGACTGTTCTTCTCTTGGTGCTGTACCCACAGATGCCAAGCTTTGAGGAGTTCTTCGTACATTCTTCATCTGGTCCATCACCTCAGCTCTCGTATTACTCGCAACATTATCAGCTGCTGATTCACGATTCTTGAGATAATATACATCATCTAAAGTAAGTTTACGATTCTTTGCAAAATCAACAAGGTCATCATAATCTCCATCAGATATCTCGTACTTTGAACGAAAACTTCGTTCTTCATTACGTTGTCTATCCTTAACTTGTTGGTCATTTGCAAATTGTCCTAATCTTCTCTGTACAACTCCGTCCACTGTGGCATTAAATAGTTTCGCACTATCAGAACTAGGATTGGTCACTGCGTCATCACTATCAAACACAAAGTCCTCATCTATTCCTAATCTACCTTTTAAGTCAGTAGGCGTTGAGCCTCCACCCTCAAAATAATCTTTCACATGAGAGATTAAATTAGGGTCTTCTTTCATCGCATCGAGAATAGGTAAATATGGTTCAAGGTCTCTTAACTGCTGGTTAAGCCGTTTAGCTTCCCTAGATGAATCACTATACCTCTTCTCTAAAGTAGCAACATTTTCGTTACTACTAACGGACTCTACAGGGTTCTCTTGTTGAGAAGTTGTCTGTGTTGTCTCTTCACTGATGGCACTCCCCATCACTTGTCTATCAAGCTGGTTAAAAAAATCATCAGATTGAGATTCAACAGCAACTGGGTCTTCCTGTGTAAGGTCTACACCACCAGAGTTATCAGTTATTATCTGTTGTTTACTCATTTTCACTCCTTTTTTGTGTTAACAATTTAATTTTATTTTCCTTTACTGTCAACTGCCTTTTTTTTGGATTCCTGAGCAGCAATTTTCATCACTTGTCTTGTCAATTTTTGTTCAGCTTCAGTCTCTAAATATTGTTTTTGAGCCTTTACATCACTTTCATTAATCTTCAATTTTATACCAGCCTGCACAATCTGTCTCTCAAGGGTTTCATTCTCTCCTTGAAGTTCTTTCATCTGGTCCTCCATCTGAGCAAGTTGATTTTGCATTTCAGTATATAGAGATTTTCTTTTTAAAAGTTGCTTTTTATTTCTTATATCAGTGACCTCAACCATTGCAATGTCATCAATCAACCCTCCTTCAAACCACTTGAAATACTCATCCTGCAAAGCCCATCTATTAATAGGCTGTGTAGAACCTGCAACTATCCTTACATCAAATCTAGCTGATTCATAATCGTTCCATCTTCCTATCACATCTCCAAAATCATTATAAATAGGAATATTAAGCTCTACTGCTGCGACTTCACCTTCACTAGCCCCAGCCTCTGGCTGAACAATTCTAAAAATTTTATTAGCCTGATATGTCTGTTGAGCTACGTGCTGAAACAATTTTCCAATCTGCTCAAGGGCAGGTTCAACAACATTATTAGTCCATTGTCTAATTCTTCTAGTTCCATATTCATCAAGAGCCAACATACCTCGATATGTATCATGCTGAGGTTCTCCAACTCCCTGCATTTGAGAAGCAATACCAGAAATATACTCCAAATCACTCTTACCTTCTTGAGTAATAGTATAAAACGCATTGTTTATTGGTACTGGTTGAACTGGAGTAGGGGCATCAAAACCTTGTCTATATTTTAACATAGCCCCGGGAGCAGAAGAATATTGTTCCCATTCCTCTTCGTCAACTGCTCCCTCAGTGTATAGCCATCTTAGATTAGAAGCAAGATTGGCATTATGAATCATAACTTGATGAGCTTTGTTAATCTCTTGTTGTTTTCCTATCATGGGAGTTACCGCCCCCATTGGATATGGTGTCCCAGTATGTGTATAACATATTGGAACTAACGGATAGCTATCTATATCTAATTCTTGTTCATAAAGAAAAGCATCTCCAGCAGTACAAGTCAACATAATTCTTTGTTGATTAAATTCAACAACATCTACAACCTGCTGTGCAAAAGTAGGCTCTTTAAGTAAGTCTTCAAAGACAACTTTCTCCATTACTTGTTGTTCAACCCTCCCTTTAGCGTCAATTAGTTTGCTTTGCAAACTAGCTTGTTGTTCTTCAATCTGCTTTTGAGCTTCCATTTGAAATTTTTCAAGCTCTAGAGTAGCTCTATCCTGAATCATTTCTCCAGCCTCTACAGCAGTTTTCAATTCTAATTCTTTTTCTTGAACCTGTACTTTTAACTCTTCTTGTAAGATTTCAGTCTCTTTTTGGACTTCAGCACGAATATCTTTCATTTGTTGAGGAGAAGGAGGATTCTTTATATAAGCATTGACCATTGGTACTTTTTTTCTAGCATATAACTCATAGAAATCAATCATCGCTTCTTGTTCACCAGTTTCAGGGTCATATATATCTGCCCAATTTATGTCACTATGTTGAATTGATTGACTTGCTTCTTTATCTCTTGACGATATTTGTTTAGACTCAGGAGAACCACTAGCCTTTTTAATTTTAGCCTTATACTTAGGCATAAGTTTAATAAGTTGGTCTTTAGGCATATTCTTCTGAATAATAATATAAGATGCATCTCTAAACATAATATCTCTTGAAGTAGGGTCTACATATACATCATAAGGGTCTACGGATGTAAACATTACTTCTCCCATACCCCTATCAGCATCAGGGTCTACAGTAATAGCAAAATAACCGACTCCTTTTACTAATGAATCATGTATAACCTGACCGAATAAACCTTTTCCACCAGAAAGATGCCAACAATACTCAGAAACAGCACTATGAAGTTGAGCTATATCAGTATCGCTTCCTTCTGACGCTACTGCCTGCCACTTAGGATTATTAGCAGTAATGAAGTATTTCATAATATCAATAGAAGGAGTTACACGATTTATAATAAAGTCTGGCATACCAGATTCAACTAACGCATCTCTCTCTTCTTGACTTAATTGGTCGTTTAAATAAAAATCATTAGCAGTTTGACTATCACTATACCACTTTCTCCTTGAATAATTATTACTCTTCCTCCACATATCGAGGACAACTTCTGCTTTCTTTGGTCTGCCTTTTTTAGCCATTATCGTAAATATTTCTTACAAGCTTCAATAAAATGCTCTGGGTCTCCCTTTCCACCCTCTGTATTGTAATATTTTTTCCAGTAATCAGCCTGACCTTCTATACTACTAGGCATCTTCTTAGGAACTCTCCAGTACTTCAGTCGGCAATGAATAATGCCTGCTGCTATGTTCTTTTCTAATATTTCTTCCCATTTTTTCTCATCAAAATCTTGCCAATGCTTTAAATCAACAAAACTAGCCTTAGCACACTCTTGCATCAATTTAGGTCGATGTTTAAGATAGTGCATCAAATTATCTACCGCAGTTGCCGCTTCTACCTGCCAGAACGACCTAGCAGGTCCATCACCCATTTGCCGAATATATTCGTACCGACTTTCTACGATACCAGTAGCCAACACAAGATTTACTGCATCTTCTGATGCAAATTTTGTTCCCATCTTCTCACAAGTACTGGATACAAGTGATTTCATCTGAGAAATACTAATCATTTATGCAACTATCCAACTTTTAGCCCTTTTTTTAGTTTTATACCACTTTTTCTCTTTATTTTGCACTAAATTAGCTGGAAATGTGTACAAATTAGCATAATATAGCGCCTCAATGGTATCATCATGAGCCATTCTAGGTCCGAATGTAACAATTTCGTTAATCAAATCAAACTGATTCTCTTTTAAAAATATTGCTCCAAGTGAAAAACGACCAGAAAGACCACTATAAATACGATTTCTCTTCTGAGTCCCCCCAGGTTTCTCTGGAATTACGGAAATATTGAATTTGTTTAGTCTCCTCCTCTCATCATTGAGGGCTTGGAAGACTGACCTATTCATTGCTACATCCTCCACGGTAGAACTTGTACAACTGTACTTCTCATGAAGTTCCATAATATAATCAACAACTCCTTTTTTATCTATAAGTTTACCTTGTTTATCCTTAGCACCTAATGTTGGAATACTTCTATGTCTCTCATACTCTAAAACATATAGATTATTATTGACATCAACCGCAACAACCATGATAACAGAAAAGTCAGACTCTTTAGTATCAATATCAGTGGCAGGGTCACAGCCAATAAAAGTATTAACAGGCACTCTTTCGCCATCAATACTAATGTAGTTTTGTGAGTCAACTCTCTCATAAAATCCGTCATAGTATTGAATATGTTTGTATGTCCATACTGCATCTTCTGCACTCATTACCTCCATCATGTATTCTTGATAAAATTTAGAAGGAGTTCCAGAATCTCTGTAAAACTTCTTCTTTTCGTCTAGTTTTGTTAAAGGGAACCAGCTGTCCCATAATGCAGTCCCGTCAGAACGAATAGCCTTGTAGGTAATAACTTTCCAAGCAAATTCAGTACTACCCTTCCTTGCTTTAGCGTGACTAGTGAGAAGGTTATTTATAAACGAATCATAATGAACTGGAGTTCCATTTACTCTCAACCTACCGGTGTGAGGCTCAAGAGCAGGATAAACAACAGCTGTAACCAAATTGGCGTTCTTCGCCCTTGCGTCTTGTGTAATGGTATTCTGCTCATGTTCAAAGTCATCTAGTATTATTAGGTCGTATCTTTTGTGTAGTTTTGCCCCACCCCGTATTCCTGCGACGTTTGACTTTGATATTAGCTTGCACCCGTTTGTTAACTCTATATCTTCTTCTGTCCATTTTCTTCCTTTAAGTTTACCAAAATAATAAATAATACTTTCATTAAACTCAAAGTGATGTTTAATATAATCCATATTACCAACAGACAATCTCTGAGTAGCAGACACCCAAGCATAGAAATGCATATCAGTATCTAAGAAACAGAAGTCTTTAATGATACTTGCCTTCGTAAGCACCGTTTTACCATGACCTCTGGGTAATATAATCGCAAGTTGTTTTATATCTTGATTGTCAATAGCATCAGCCATCTCATAATGAAAATGAGGTGTTTCACTTCTCAAGAAATCATTAGGAAGAAAAAGCTTACCAAAAGCAATCAAGTCCTTACTTGCTAACAATAAAGACTCTTCAGCTTTAGATACGTTTTTTGTATTTATGTTCGCCATCTAGTAAAGTTTCCACCTCAAAGTGCGTAGTATTTTACTCACTTGCGTAGTATTGTAGTTTTAAATACGTTAACCATTACTCATCCTTGAGGTAAATATCCTCTTTAATCGCCTCGTCCAATACGGTGATTATAGCTTTCTCCACCAACTGTCTTAACTCTTCTTTTGTTAATTCTATTATCATTGTAGCCGAACCATCATTATCTTCTATTATTTCTTTTACCTTCATCGCATTAAGTGGTTAGTACTGCTATCCATTTGATATCGCATTTTGAGACATCAAGCTAATTCCTTAACTCTCATTTCCATTCAACCCATGCTGAATAGTAATAACTTCCCAAATTAGGAGGATACAAATACACTAACGCATACGCAACATTATCGATTTCTAAATACTGCACCCATTCCATTGTATCACCAACTCCTGCTACTGTCTGGTAAAAGAACGATGAATCCCTATCTACCAGATTAACGTAATTTCCGTCAGTATAAATACTGCCAAACATTTCAGGATTAATTATCGTATTTTCAAAGCTATTGTATATCTTGCACAGAATCCATACTGTTTCTTCACCTTGCTCATCAAAGCCCCAGTCACCAAATACAACCATCTGGGGAGTAGATAACTCTTGCCCAATATGAACATGGAGCGTATCTGTCGAATAGACTGTCCTTTCTTCAAAATCTGTGCAAGACGTAAGAAATAGGAAAAGTATTCCACCACATAGTCTTTTAATCGGTTTCTGTTTCGCCATAAAATCCATTTAATCGGTTTCTTCTTCTTTTTTCTGCTTTGCTACTTCTTCGTCAATATATTTTGCCAACTTCTTAGAGACTTTAGTCATGCTAAGATATGCACCAAAGGTATTATCTACTAATTCTAGTCTCTGTTGAAGACTTTTCATCCATTCTATCATACCGTTCTGTGCTTCTTGTAATTGAACGATAACTCGTACCATTTCTGCCATTGTTGGTTTTGCCCTCTTTTTCTTGCTCATAATACTCCTCATTGTATTCGTCTGCCGTAGTTGGCTCGACACAGTTATCACAAATACCATCACTATTCATAGTAACACTATCACACTCATGACACATGAAAGGTGTAGGCATTTCCTATTTATTCTCCTAATTTAATAAGTCCTGGCTTCTAATGTTTTTTCTACGTCCTCAATAGTTGCACCAAGAGCTGCATCATACGCTGTCAAAATTGCGTAC